TGAAATACACCTCCTATCTTACAAAGCCATGGACTAGAAGATATACGGTCCATGAAAATTACAGAGTGATCTCTGGAGGAGCAGTCCCACGGTTGTGCAAAGTGCGTGGGCATAAGCTCTGGTAACTCGTCTAACGGAGTGTCAGAAACAAGACCAGTGATAGGCATTCTGGCCCACATGGCCCCGCCGTGTAGATTATCTTCACCATCCTCTGCTTCACAACCTGTAAATACAACATTGAAACTAAGACACCTGTCTGGTATTGTGTTGACTGCTATTGCTAGTGCGTGTAGGTATTCTCCTTGGTAGTCTTCGTGATTATGTGTAAATTCTTTTCGTACTAAACACCTGAAAAAAGGTATGTTAGAAGTTAGGTAGGCCACTTTAATTCCAATTCCAATAAGTCTTTTTATTCTTAGGTTGGCTTTCGTCTTCTTCGTAGTCGGGATCATCTGGGTGAGACAAGTGCCAAGATTCTTTTAGATAGTGTATTGCCATTGCCATTGCGTCTACTTGATCATCGTGCCTCCCGTATGGAAATTGTATAGCCTCTGCGAATAGGTCTTCTGACCAATCTCGTCCTCTGGGAAGCCATACGCGCCCAGATTCCAAAAGCGGTGTAATTGCGTGTACTCTGGATACTTTATCACGATCTGGTAGGTAATCCAACACAGGAAGTCCTGCTCTTCTCATGTCCTGTATCAGGCTCTGTCCAGATGCTTTCTTTTCTATGATACAGATGTCTGGTTTGTAATCATCGTACAGGTCTTGTGCTGTTCTTCTTAACTCTGGGTATTCTAGTCTTTCTCTGACATTGCCCAGAAGGATCATGTTAGGTGCTAGGTATTCTCTTCCTGCTAGGTCTGTGATAAGCCAGTCAAAGATACCCCATGTCTGTATCACAGAGTAGTCAGCTGTGCTCCGGGTGGAGAAGGCAGTGTCATAGGTCTGTATAACCAGATCACACTCTGGTGGGTCTTCTAGTTCCCAGTTCTGAAACCAGTGGGACTTGATTGTGGACCCTTCATCAGGTGTGGGGTTCTGCATATACAGGGCCTGCCAGTACTTGGCCCCGTTGTTGGCCCTGATCTCTGCCTCATCTAGTCTGAGCAGAGAGTCTGGTTTCCACTCTGGGAAGTAGGAGGAACCCTCTGGAAGGTCAAGAAGCTGTGAGGATTCTTCGTCTAGCCACGCTGGTATGGAGACAACGTCCCAAGGTATGGTATCCTCTGTCTGGTTGTTGAGGAGCCACCCGCACAGGTCATCTTCGTGGTATCTGGTGTTGATGATGATGACAGAACCGTTGGGCATCAGGCGTGTTCTCAGACCTGAAGGATACCATTCCTTGATATACCTGCGCCCTGCCTCTGAGAAGGCATCCTCCTCTGACATGGCATCATCTATCAGTGCAATGTGTGCTCCGCGCCCTGCTATCTGTGAGCGTACCCCCGCTGCGTAGTAGATACCGTTCTGCTTGGTCTTCCACTTACCAGCTGCTCTTACGTCCTCTCTGAGCGTTGCTCCGGGGAATATCTCTTGGTAGAGAGGCATCTTGAGGATGTCCCTGACAGTTCTACCAAAGTCTGAGGCCAGCTGGTCAGAGTGAGATATGCTCATTATTTCGTGAGAGGGATAGTTACCAATGTACCAAGAGGGAAAGAGTTGAGAACAGAGAAGGCTCTTGGAGGAGCGGGGAGGGAGAAAGACCATCAGTCTCTGTGGGTCAGGAGAATCTACCACTCTCTGCAGTTTTCTAGAGAGTACCTCTATGTGTCTGCCCACCTTGAAGTCTGAGACAAGGGAGGGGGCAATGAACTTGACATAGGAGAAGAAGTCTGTTCTGGCAGTGTCCACTGCTCTGAGGTACAGGTTCTCTCTTAGTTTTAGCTGGTGTTCTTCTGAAGCACCTTCCACTTATTTTTCTCCCTTACCACCTTTGATGACAGAGAGAGAATACCCAGAGATGTCTGCCAGTCTCTTGATGTCACTGTCTACATCAGGAGTGAAAGCTTCATCCACACCTTGAAAGGTGGTGTTCTGTTTGATCTCTTTCTTGTCAATAAACATGCCAAGGTGCTTGCCCATGTTCTCCAGAGAACGGTTGGCATTGGTATAGTCCTCTGCCTCTGTGGCTCTCATATAGGTCTGGTACATTTTGTCTAAGACTTTTTGTGCATTCCAAGATACCTTCTCTACAACGTCCTCTCTGAGCATCTCTATGTAGGCTCTGAGCTTGGGATTGGAGAGGTACTGCTGTGCTCTTCTGGCAGTTCTGGTACGGTCCAGCCTACCGTCCTTGGTATTCACCGGGGCATACCCTGCCTCTACCAGTGCATGAATAGGATCATTGGTCTCTATGTAGACCTCTGCAAATCTGGTCTGTTTCTTGGTGAGGTTGTAGGCCTCTGATCTTGCATTGGGTCTAGGCTGGGCACCTGATAGAACTTCTTCACTGGTTGTCATCTGTTGTGTATTCCTGTTCTATTTCATTTAAAAGATTATCAAAAGATAAAGAATCCTTGTCTTCTTCAAACTCTACTGTCAACATTAACCTGATACCTGCGTGGTTTACAACCATATGTTCTTTCTGATTATTGAAAAGAACTCTGGTGCCGGGAGTATACTGTAGGTCTATGACCCTGTGAGTTATCTCTGGCTCCTCTCTGAAGTAGGTACAAGATATCGTATCAGGTGTATATAGTATAGAATTTACACAGACACCCCTGCTGGTATCTTGGTGCCAGTTGTAGACTGTTCTACTTTCCATGAAAAGTACCCCCGCCTTGTACCTGTGTCTCTGGTATAGCCAGTGATAGAAATGATCTTGAAGAAGAAACTCCTCTGGGTCTATGGAACACGCTGTAAAATTAAAGTATTTTGTCCATTCTGTCTCTGTTCCTAGAACTTTGTCATAGAGAGGTCTACTTAAAAAATTACCTGCTCTGTGTATTTCTTTATAGTAAGGTAACACCTAGGACCCTTTCCAAGGGAGACAAGAAGAATTAATTTTTATTATAATTTATAAAGAGGGGTCTTGCAATATCTTTGTTTTCATGTTACCCTGTGCAAAGGCACCCAAGAAGAACTCTTATGTGTTATTATGTACTATTAAAAGAATAATAAAAAGAAAGATATTATGTGTTATTAGGAGTAGCACTTGTGTTGTTCTTTTTTAATACCCCCGCCAAATACCCCCGTTTTTTGATTTTTGTAAAATTTGCTCCGCTTATGGGGGTCCCATTATATATATAGACACTGACGGCACACTGGGGGTCCCGGGGGGTAGGTCTTCTTAATATAACAGGTGAGCGACCAGCGAACTCCTTTTAGCCCCGCAGGGCAAAATTTTAGCACAAAAAAACCCCGGCCAGCACGATCGCCAGCCGGGGAAGTTTAGCAGCAAGTCCTAGATGAAAGCGTCCAGACTTCTCACTGGTGTGTTTTCAATTTTGCGCCGAATCACCATGGCCAGCGTGTCTACTGATTCCGGTGTGATCTCAATTTTGTTGAGCCGTCCGGTTCCAGCGTTGTGGTAATCGTTCCATGCTGCCAGCTTTGCCACTTCCAGATCATTGCCCATACGCTCCCATGCTTTGCGCGGCCCGCGTGCCCTGCCGATGCGGTGGTTGAACTTGGCCATTGGCCCGTGATCTAGTTCATCCTTGGACAAGCCAAACGCGCGGCCCAGCGCAACGGCTGAGACAAAAACTGACTTCCCACGATATGTGGGGATGTCCATCTCTGCACCAGCCGATCCAACTTCCCACATGCCTAGGTTTGGATCAATGAACCGGCGAACAGCCCAGACCGTCTCTTTGTAACAGCTGGCGGCAAACTCCGGTGTGCCAGCAATTGCGTGAACCAGCTGGGTCTTGCTGTTGCTGACTGGTGCGGTTCCTAACGCGGTATTTATTAGAGCCGCATCACCCACTTTGTTGAAAGCGTCGAACAGTTTGGTGTGAGCTACACCATTTGCGCTGGTGTAGTGACCACCAGCTGTCACCTGCCAATTAGCTGTGCCAAGGTCTTCCACCTTGCCAGTCTGCGTATCCAAGGTCACCCGGCCCATATAAGTTTGGTACATCAGCTGCTGGTATCGGCCTTCGCCAGTATGCCCCATTAGAATATAGGTCTTGTTTGTGTCCGTCTTGTGGTCTGCTGCTAAAATGTATTTGGTCATTTGTCTTGGTTCCTAGGTTGTTGCGTAGGCCCGTTGCCTACAATAGTGATATTGGGTGTCTTGTCCGGTTTTCAAGGATACCATGTCATTTTTTTTCTTTTTTCTTCACTTTTTTTTTACTGGCCAAGCATTTGCCCACGTGCTAGGTCTTGGAGCTTGGCCGCGTGTTCCGGCCGCGTGTTCTTGGTTTGTTCCACCAAGGTGCGTGCCCGGCCCCGGCCCGGTGGACGTAGACGTAGACGCGGACGTAGACGCAGGTGGACGTAGACGTAGACGCGGGAGCGGATGCCTATGCTATACTCTTGCAGGGACAGGCAAAGGGATGAACATAAAAGACAATATAAAACAATAACTTGCATATGGTATCAATAAAATATAAATTTATTTCATTTTACTCTTGCTTTCGCTTATGCGGTATGCCATAACATGGTCACCCTTAACAACCATCAAGGTTTTATAACATGCCCTTTGATAATCACGCCACCATGTTTGATCTAGATGACGCCATCGCTGACTACAAGCGCCAGCACGGGGCCAAGCCCAACGGCTTTATAATCTATCGCGGTCCTTCCATGCTAGATGGCAAGCCTATAGTGGTAATTGCAATTCCCAAGTCCGGGAACAGTAAGACGGACAGCATGCTACAGACGTTTATCATGCGCTCTGATGTTCCCCCATTGGATGCGCTAAAGAGCGGTGCTGACTATAGCGTATGCGGCGACTGCTTGGCGCGTCCTTCTAAAGAGGGGTGGTGCTATGTAAACGTGGCGCAATCTGTCAACATGGTATACAAGTCCTTGACCCAAGCCCCCATCATTCGCAAGGGGGTAGACACCGGGAACACCTACAAGCCCTACTGTGATATCTCTGACAATTGGCTTGCTGTCACAGAGCTAGGCACAGACAAGGACAACCGCCTAGGCACATACGGAGACCCGGCAGCTGTGCCCATTGAGGTATGGCACTACCTAAACGCCTGTGCCCATGGCTGGAACGGTTACACCCACCAATGGCGTACCTGCTCCCCGGCATATGCTAAGTATTGCATGGCCAGCATAGACAAGCCATGCGACACCCTCACCGCCGAGCTTATGGGATACCGTTGCTTCATTGCTCACGTGAAAGGTGAGGACAAGCCAGCAGATACCGCTCACAAGGTAGCCACCTGTCCAGCTGACAAGCAAGTGCACGGGAAAGCCCTTGCCAGCTGTAAGAGTTGCCTAGGTTGCGGCGGCACAGCGGGTCGCGGCACCACTCACCGCTCTATCACGGTACACGGTACAGGGTACAAGGTTAAAAAGTATCTGGCATGGCGGGAAGCGGGGTAAGAATAAAAAAAACTATTGACAGGGGGAAATACCCTAGACTATATTCCCCCTTGTCACTCACTCTTAACAAGGACCAAGACAATGGAACGGAAAGAGAAGGACTATACATTCACGGTATACCGTACCATCCAGCAGTCGGTACAGGTAACCGTCACCAGTAACCGGGAGGTAGATGACAGAGAACTAGACTACCTCCGAAACGAAGCAGAAGAGCAGGCGGGAGAACTCCCCGACGGTGAATGGAAAATTGAAGAGGTGGACACGATGTACACCCTAGCAGAGAAGGACTAGACGTTATGAAAAAAAGCAGCCCAGTGAAGAGCTACAAGGTAGGCGGGGTAACATACCCGCGCCACGTATCCGATACACACCTAGACATAGCGGAGACGCTGGAAGGTAACCTCCGGGTATGGCTCACGGCTATACACCCGGAGGCCAGTGCCAAGGTTCTCAGCATGTACGCGGAAGAAATAGTGGACCAAGCCTTCGACGCCATCCATGATTTATCCATGGACATTGACGCAACCCCAGAGGAGGACTACTGACCATGGCCAAGCGTCAGGTAATCCACGTGAACCAACACATCATAAAGGCAAACAGGAAGACAGGGGAGCGCACACCTCCCCTGACCATGAAGAGCTACACCAAAAACGTCAAGGCCACAGAGATAGCCATTGACGGAAAGGCAAGGGTAATCTATAGTCCTGATAAGCCGCTCCCCTGTGGCGCGGTGGTTTGGATAGAGACAGACGATAACGCTATTGTAGAGGTACAATGAAATGGAAATGCTAAACCTAGAAGACTTCTTCACGGCACAGATAGAAGAGAGGGCCAAGGCCATGCGAAAGCGTGAGCGCAAAAGACTGGACAAGATAGAGCGGCACACCCCTGCTCGTAACCCCATGGCTCAGGCTATGTGGAACAAGGGTCACCCCGTTGAGAAGGTAGAAACAAAATACAACAGGAAGAAAATGAAAAAAGCTGTTGACATCTACCGGGATGCTGGACTATAAACCAAACAACTAACCAACCAACCAACCAACTAAACAAGGAACCAGATAGAATGGACGAAGAAGATAACTTAAACAACAAGCCCAAGGTGCTAGTGTACAAGGTGCTCACCGCATCCACCTTGGTCATACCCTTTGACCCGGACAACCCTGACACGGTGGACGCCACCGCTGGCATGGTACAGACAGAGGACGGCCTTGTCCTCCCGCTAAAGGACTGCCTCGAAACTCTGTGCACCTCCGCTGTAACCTTTGGCATAGAGTACGATGAACTCACGGGCATGGGTACGCAGGTCCAATCGGGACACGTTGAGTCCACCGTGGTGGACCTAACAGTAAGGGAAAAAGATGACCCCTTGGTAAAAGAAATCATTGACATCTCCAATATCAACCCTGTAGAAACATCTAGAACAATCAACTAAGGAAGGAACCAGAACAGATGGATAACGTAATACTTGATGTGCCACGCCAAGAGCCACAGGTTCTCAGCTTTCGGTCACCCACTGAACAGGTTGCACAAGACCTGTTCAACGAGCACAACCAGACAGAGCAATCCCAGCGTTTTCTTGCGCCTGTTGAGGAGCAAAGCCTGTGGTTTGAGCGCCCCGCCCCTCATCACGCCAGTGCTCTGTGCGAGAGCCAGATCACAGAACTGAACAGTCACAAGGTGCTGGTGGATACGTGGACAGGCAAACCCACAGGCGTGGTAGGTGACGGGTATAAGGTCACACAGATGCGCGAGTTCACAGAGGCCACAGAGGCAATGCTGATGGGCACCCTGCCCAATGATAAATTCAAGGACCTAGAGATCAAAGACGATATGTCTCACGGGTCAGCTGTCAGGTCCCGCAAGTATACCTTCCCTGCGTTCTCCAAGCCTATTGAGACACGCAAGCACCAGACAGAGGTGGCACTCACCGTTGCCTTGGTCCAGAGCTATGACGGCTCCACCTCCAATGGCTTTGTCACTGGCCTGCTAGATTTCTTCTGCACCAATGGCATGATCTCCGGTGACTACACCAAGGGGAACAAGCGCCACACCTCTGGCTTCAACCTGTCCAACTTTATCCTAGACATGGACAAGGTGGTGCGCGATTTCTACAAGGATATCCAGCGGTATCAGGTGATGGCGTCCACTGACATCATGGTGACACAGGCAGAGGCCACCATAGAAGCACTCCCGGGGATGAGCGAGAAGATGCAGAAAAGAATGAAAGATCAATACCTTACGGAGGTCAGCACCCGTGGCTCCAACGTCTGGGCCTTGGCATCTGCCTTGACCTACTACAGTAGTCACAACTCCGAGGAGTTCCCCATCAAGGGATCAGCCAGCAATGACAACGTGACCCGCTCCCTACTGGACAGGTCCCGGCAGGTCAACAAGTGGATGAACAGCGGAGCTTTCCAACGGTTACTGATTGCCGCTTGACAGTGACACCTAGGCACGTGTATAAACTGCCTACACCCAACCCTAACCAAGGAGGATCAAACATGATCACCATTCGCCCCTCTAACCCTCCCCGTACCGAGTGGGTACGCCGTGCAACTGACCAGAAGTGGGTCAAATGGGTGGAGAAGCCCATCTCCTCCCTCTCCTCTGAACCAGTGACGCAGGTATCTCCTGTGTCCAAGACCGGGGAGCACTGGCTCCATGACCACTACACATGGGTCATTGAAGATGTGGTGGAGAAGAGAAAGAAATGAGGACCCTAGATATGAAGCTATACAACTACACTGACCATGATGAAATACCACCTGACCTATGGGATTACATGGAGGGCATAGCAGATATAGACTACTCTCTGCATGAGGTTTCTATCAAGGAAATCAATGACTTCCTCAACCTTGTTGAGTCAGAGGGTGAGCTAGGTCTCCCGGACGAGGAGCTAGATATTCCAGATGATCCACGCCAGATGTGGTTTGAGTTCAACAAATGATGATCAGCCTCACCCTGATGTCACCTCTGGAAAAGATGGTTGACAATGACGTACAACAGTTCTACAAGGACACTGGCCCTATGACATTCACATGGGATTGCCTATCACCTTGGGCCAAGGAACAGTGGGCAAAGAAATTCTGGAAGGAGCAGCTAGACTAATGAACATCTTCTACCTACACCCTGACCCCCTCACAGCCGCTGAGATGCACTGTGATAAGCACTGCGTCAAGATGATACTGGAGACAGCACAGATGCTGTGCACTGCTCACAGGACTCTTGACGGTGATGAGCAAGCAGACAAGCTAGGCATGTACAAAACCGTACACCTCAACCACCCATCCACCAAGTGGGT